CCAGTTTGTGCTGCAAGCTATCAAGATTTGATTCTGTAGCATATAATTCAAGCCATGAAACAACGTGGCGGTTCAAGAAAAGGCGCTGGTCGCAAGAAGATCAGCGAAGAAGGTAGGACTATCCGAGCAAGGGTAGCGCCTATCCATGAGCAAGCATTAACCTTGGCAGGGAATGGTTCCTTGTCCGAGGGAATAAGACGTTTAGCTGAGAAGCATTGGAGATTAATTCATGGAGAGCAGCCCCGACAAAGCAATTCAGTATTTGATCGACACCGCACCCTTGTACGCCCAAGCGAAGTCGGAGCGCCTGTACTTGGAGGAGTTCCGAAAGTCCAAGAAGGCTCACCTGATGAGCCAGGCAGGGACAGAAGTTCTGGGTAAACAAGAAACCTTTGCCTATGCCCATGAGGAGTATATAGAAGTTCTTGAGGGAATCAGGGCGGCAGTAGAGAAGGAAGAGAAGTATCGGTGGCTAATGACCGCTGCCCAAGCACGAATTGAAGTATGGCGGACCAACCAGTACTCAGCCAGAATGGAAGTCAGGGCAACCCAATGAAAAACAAGCTGAACAACAAGGAAAGATTCCACCTAGCAAGGGTGAAGATGCTTCCCTGTTCAGTATGTGATAAGTCAGGACCATCAGAAGCCCACCATTACAAACAAGGTCTGCAATATACCTGCATAGCATTATGTCAAGACTGCCATACTAATTCGATATTAGGTTGGCATGGTCAAAAGAGAATGTGGCATATTAAGAAAATGGATGAGATTGACGCACTTAATAATACGATTAAGAGATTGCTAGAAAATCCACCCGAAAATGAAAATGCTTTCTAATTTCAAAAGTTTCAAAAACTTTGAGTTTCTAAAAATTGGTTAACTTGACTTTCTAAAAAGTAAATGCCACTTTTCTCAAAAATCACCCATTTTTAGGGTTTACCCTACGTTTGTAAGCACTCACTTCGCAAAAAAAGTATGTGAGTACTCACTTCGCAAAATAGTGTAAGTGTGCGCTCACTTCGCAAAACCTTAAAAACAGCGCATGAGACACAGTTTAAATATACCCCTAGAATGCCATTAAAACCCGTTTTAGGCGCTTTTTTTGCCTAGGGTATAGCTACTATGCTTGAAACCATGAAAACCGATTCTAGGCGCTTTAATCCAATTTGCATGATGTGAGCGCTCACTTCAAAAACACTTTCAAAAAAACCCGCATATTGCAGCGGGAATTTTTAGAAAATGCTTTTTAGATGCTATCGATCAAAACCCAAAATTCCTCGATATAGCAGCATTTTTGCATTTTGGGATTGTGCAAAGCATGGCAAAAAACCATGCCAGCAATGACACAATCAATTTGCATTAGGGTTTCATTTTCGCTTGTTATAACACCTACAGCGCCCGTTTTCATTTATTCTCTCCGATATCATCCCAGCTTTTAATCCAGGCTAAGCATTCGGGTTTTGTGTCAAAAATAGCGCTTTGCCCGTCCCCCATATATTGCGCCCACCAATGGGGGGCAAAATTGTGCATGGTTCCATATCTATCTTTAGGGCTGCGAATGTAGGCAAATTGAAACCCTGGCACATTGTAAATTTTGGGGGTTTTCATACTGTGGGTTCCTCAAGATCGGTCCACTGTTCAATTAATTCGGTCCCTGCGCACAATGCGGCCCTAATGCTTTGCAGCGCCAAGCCCCCATGATACGAATTGAATTTATCGCTTTTCATGTAAACCTCGAACGCTATCAATGCACCAAAAACAGAATTGATATCATTTAAACCCTCATAAACCATAAAATCATTCAAAATTTTAGGGTGAACAGCGGGTTTTTTTACTTTTTTAGTAGTCATTTTGAGCCTTTTAATGTAATTCGTAAGAGATAACGCTATCGGTCCAACATTTCCGACAATCTAAGCAAGCCCCGTTTTGACTAGGCGCTTTGCATGGTGAACCCATAGGGGTTTTCGTATGCACGTTAGATGCTGTAATGCCTGGCACGTTTTGCAAGCTTGCGGGTATTTGTACGGGCTTGTCGGGGTACATAGCCGACAATCGGACAATTAAATTTTTGGGAATACTGTTTTTTCCATGCTTTGCAATAAAAGCTTTTATAACCCCATATTCCCTAGTCGGGAGCCAGTGCATTGTGCTGGGTGTCGCATAACATACAGCTGCTATTTTTTCTAAGTGATAAAGCCCCTGCAGATCTCCCGAATCATGCCAGCGAAAATAGGGATCCTTTCCGATATGGGAAACCATGCCCGACACCCAAAATTCACCCGTTATGCTATCTAAGCGGGAAAATTGAGCGGGTTTAATGTTGTTTTCATACATTCGATAGAACCCGTTATTTGCATAACATTTTGAGCATATAGAACCCTCGATTTTGGACATTTTGAACCCTGTCACGCAAGCTTCGGTCGGGAGACTGTAGCTCTTACAGGGCATTTTTGACGTTGACGTGAGAGATCCGCAAGCTATTGCAGCCTGGGTTTTTGTCATTGGGATAATTGGGATAATTTTCATATTGACACCTATTAAAAAAAGAAAAAAACAGTTTAGATTGTGCAACACCCACAGCAAGGGGCATCGATACAGCGGCCTTTTTTATTCCGATAGAACGTATTCGGGCCGTTTTCACCAAAAAAAGTGATTGTGTCGCTATCGGGTTCTAATACCGCCCGTTTTGTAGCGGTATCGAATAGGATCCAATCCCCGACATTTATCACAGCATGGGACTGTGAACACCTAGAGCGGAATTTTGAGCGCATCTTTTTAAGCATGGCGGTTCCTTTCCACAATGCATTCTGAGGATATATAACGGAATTCGGGGTTTTCTCTTACCCAAGCCTTAGCCCTTGCTTTGCTATCAAAACGGGTAAAAAAACCCTGCTTTTCGTCATAAGCTACTATCCAGCCAAATTGATTAAATTGTAATTTCATGGTTTTCCCCTTATTTAACGAGAACGTCAAAATAAGCCAGCATCAAAGCCAGCGCTACACAAAAAAGAACTATTGCAAAAATAGCTTCAAAAATGATTGTTTTCATAATATTTGCTCCAAAGTGTTTTGAGAATTGATAGCGACAATGTGAAACCCTAGGGCTTGAATGTCCTTAAGGGCTTGAGCGGGTAGCGTTTTAGTCCCTGATATACGGGCAAAAAGCTTTGCAGCATGGCATATAGGGTATGCAACTGTGTTCCCGTACTGTGAGCGGATATCAACTTGAATTTTCATGTTATTCCCCTTATGCGATGAATTCAGGGTTAGATGTAACACCATGCGCTACAGCTATTGCCATAATTTCATTTTGGGACTTGCTAGATCTAGCGGAGCGGATAAGGGCCGATAAAGCCCTAGCGAGATAGTCCTTACCTAAGCCTGCTTCGCTATATTGAACAGATCTAGCGACTTCTTTTGATTCGGATTTTGTCATTGTGAACACCTATTTAGTAGATACATTCGGATTGAATGTGCATTTATGATAGCAATTAAAAACAGCAAAACCATTAGTACAAACCCTAGGTTATGGATCTTTAAACCCTTAAGGGTAAACCCTAATATGCTTTGATTCTGTAGCTACAATTGAGAAAAGAAAAGAAGGGGAAACCCATAACAGGGGATCCAATTGTAGTAAGGGATAGATAAGGGGATATAGAAGGATACATAAGGGGATAGGCTAAAGGCTGGGTTATGGATAGCCTAAGCATAGAGAACATTTAAGAACCCCAAGCACACCGACAATCGACAATCCTATGCGCCAGTGAGACAACTATGCAAAAACCGCATAACCTTTTGTAAATGAGAATCATTCGCATCTAGAAGTAAGTAAGCACTCACTAACCTGGCTAAGTTAGTTGGCACTCACTAACTTTAGCGAAGTGAGCACTCACTAACGTAGGGTTTACCCCCCCTTGTGTAAATCGGAGGGGGTGCAGTAACAGGGGACATAAACACACATGGATCTACATAAACACACATCAACATACCCTTCAATCAACAGACCCCCACCCACCCCCTATCAGGACAAAGATAACCCTCCAAAAAATTTTTTTATAGTTTAGAATTTGTAACCATTAAATCAAGGAGAAGATATGGCTGGATTTCCTATGAGGAGAGCGTTGGAGAAGAAGATAGAGGAACTAGGAGGGATAGAGTTCGTTACCGCACATATCTCTCAAGGAATGACCATAGGACGCTTGGCAGAGTTCATAGAGTGTTCTAGGCCCATGCTTTCTTTCTGGATAAACCATACTGATGAGCGTAGAGATGCAGTACTTGCTGCTAGGAAGCTAAAGGCTGAGAAACTGGCAGAAGAGGCTCTAGAGATTGCGGATGAGGCTGATGAGACTTCTAACAGTGGAGTTAACAAAGCCAGACTCCAAGTCGATACTCGTAAGTGGATGGCCTCCAAGCTTGACCCTGAGAACTACGGAGACACTGCTAAAACCCAAGTCAATATCTCTTTGGGTGATCTACACCTACAAGCTTTAAAGCATATGGGTAAGGCTGAAGTGGTGACAACTTTGGAAAACAATGGCTAATAACCCCTTCATACAGTTCATTACCCTGTACAGGAATGACCCTGTTCTGTTTGTCAAAGAGGTCTTAGGAGTAGAGCCTGATGATTGGCAACAAGACTTCCTTAATGCTGTAGCCTCTGGTGAACGCAAGATTTCAATCAGGTCTGGTCACGGGGTGGGTAAATCCACAACAGCTTCTTGGGCAATGCTATGGTTCCTGTTGACCAGGTATCCAGTTAAGGTCGTAGTTACTGCCCCTACTTCTGCCCAACTGTATGACGCTTTGTTTGCCGAACTAAAGAGGTGGGTTAAAGAACTACCCAAACCTATCCAAGACTTGCTTGATGTCAAACAAGAGAGGATAGAACTCAAGGCTTCCGCTACCGAGGCGTTTATCTCTGCCCGAACATCTCGTGCTGAACAACCCGAAGCCCTACAAGGTGTCCACTCCGAGAACGTCATGTTGGTTGCAGATGAGGCTTCTGGTGTTCCAGAGGCAGTATTCGAGGCTGCTGCGGGTTCTATGTCTGGCCATAATGCTTTGACCATCCTGTTAGGCAATCCAGTTAGGTCTTCTGGCTTCTTCTTTGATACGCATAATCGACTAAAGGATGAGTGGTGGACTAAGAGAGTATCCTGTATTGACTCTACTCGGGTGAGTAAAGAGTACGTAGAAGACATGAAATCCCGCTATGGCGAGGAAAGTAACGCCTATCGGATCAGGGTTCTGGGTGAGTTTCCAAGGAGCGATGATGACACGATTATTCCTATGGAGTTACTTGAGTCTGCTAAACACAGGGATACAAGAGCTTATGAAGACGCTCCGATCATTTGGGGACTCGATGTGGCTCGTTTTGGCTCCGATTCTTCAGTTCTATGTAAACGTCAGTCTAATGTTGTACACACTCTTGAGAGGTGGAGGAACTTGGATCTGATGCAGTTAACAGGTGCAGTAGTCGCCCAATACGAAGCCTGTGACCACAAGAGTAGACCCGCAGAGATTCTGGTTGACTCTATCGGACTCGGTGCGGGTGTTGTTGACCGACTCAGAGAACTAAAACTGCCATGTCGGGGAATTAACGTATCCGAAAGCCCCGCTATGGGTGGGACGTATTTAAACCTGAGAGCAGAACTCTGGCATAAAACCAAGGCTTGGCTAGAAAAACGTGACTGCAAGATACCTAACAATGAGGATTTCATTGCTGAACTAGCCACTGTTAGGTACACCTTTACCTCTAACGGCAAGATAAAAATTGAATCTAAGGATGATATTCGTAGACGGGGATTGAAATCTCCTGATATGGCTGATGCTTTTGTCTTGACATTTGCCTCAGATGCCGCCACCATCTCATGGGGATCTAATCTATCTTGGGGTAAACCGATTAAAAGGTTGATCCGAGGATTGGTCTGATTGCCGTTGCCATTTTAGAGCTACCCTAAAAAAGTAGCTCTTTTTTTTATTTATGGTAATATCTCGCAACCTATATTGGAGATTCCTATGAAAATGGATGAAGCCGCCAAGAAAATTGGCAAGGTAATGGGCGAATACAAGCGTGGCAAGCTCAAGTCTTCTTCTGGTGACAAGGTTAAATCCCGTGACCAAGCTGTCGCTATCGCAATGAGCGAGTCCCGTTCTATGCCCAAACGTGGTGGTAGAACTGCAACTAATCGGAGCAAGAAATGAAAGCTGGACTTTATGCCAATATCAATGCCAAACAAGAACGTATCAAGGCTGGCTCTAAAGAGAAGATGCGAAAGCCTGGCACTAAAGGCGCTCCTACTGCTAAAGACTTTAAGCAAGCGGCTAAGACTGCTAAAAAGAAATGATTAAGCGTGGTTCAGAAGAGTTCTCTGGCTACAACAAGCCAAAGAAAACTCCTAACCACCCAAAGAAAAGCCATGCTGTATTGGCTAAGTCTGGTGACGAAGTAAAGTTAATTCGCTTTGGCCAACAAGGTGTTTCTGGTAGTCCTGATGGATCTAAAAGAAACGAAGCATTTAAAGCCCGTCATGCTCAGAATATTGCCAAAGGCAAGATGAGTGCAGCGTTCTGGGCAAACAAGGTTAAATGGTAACTATGAACTGCCCTATTGCTACCTATGACATTAAGTTCAACTTAAAGAATCGTAATTGGGCGATCAAGAATGTTGACTATGGTCCTGCTAACCCAGAAGAAGATAACGAAGAGTACTGGCAGAACCTTGCTGATATGTGGTCAGTATCTATTGATGAAGTCCAAGAGATGCGTTGTGGTAATTGCGCTGCCTTTATCCAAACCCCTGAGATGCTAGATTGCATCCTAAAAGGTATTGATGAAGAGACTGATGGCTATGCCAAAGATGTACAGGGTGCGGCAAATCTTGGTTATTGTGAACTATTTGACTTTAAGTGTGCAGGTGAGCGTACCTGTTCAGCATGGCTATCTGGTGGCCCTATCACTAAGAAGATGACCAAGAATCAGCAAAATATGTTGATGATGGCCAAGACAGAATACGACATGGAAGAGGAAGAGCAATGAATTTCCTAGCTGCACTAATGGAATCGTTTTTACCTGCTGCTACTGAAGCAGTTGCTGGTAGTGGTATGTCTGAGGCGGTTGCCTCTGGTGGCATGGCTCCACCTACTGCTATGGAAGGTTTGGGAAGCACCATTGGTGGGATGGGAAATCAAGCTATTGCCCCTTCTATGAATGCTTTTAATACATTTATTAATCCCAACTCTACATCTGGCGATATGTTGTCAGGCGCATATAAGTACGCATTTAGCCCCCAAGGTCAACAAGATGAGCAAATGATGTCTGCTCCTCAAATGCGTATGGGTGGTGGCGGTATGGCTAATAACTACATGGGTGGCATCCCATCACTACTCCAAAGTTATGGTGGTGCATCACAGGGACTTCTTCCCTACATTGGCTCACGATAAGGAATAAAAATGAAACAAGAAAACCCAATGTTGATGGCCGAAACCTTGCAGGGCGAGATGCAAGAAGATGAGGTAATGTCAGAAGAGCAACTTCAAGGCGTTATCTCTGCTGAAATTAATGATGCCATTTCTTTCATAGATGATGACATTGGTGGCAATCGTGCGTTGGCTACTGAATACTATTATGGCCAACCCTTTGGTGATGAAGAAGAAGGCCGTTCACAAGTAGTATCAATGGATGTACGTGATACTGTGCAAGGCATATTGCCAAGCCTGATGCGTATTTTCTTTGGTCCAGAGCGTGTGGTTGAGTTTGCCCCCCAAGGACCAGAAGATGTACAGTCTGCTGAACAAGCTACAGACTATGTGGACTTTATTTTCAAGCGTGATAACCAAGGCTTTAAGATTCTTCACTCGGCATTCAAAGATGCTTTGGTACGCAAAGTTGGTATCGTGAAGTATTGGTGGGATGAGTCTGTAGAAGTTAAAGCAGAATCATTCTCTATGCTTGATGAGCAGACAATGATGTTCTTAACTCAAGACCCAAACATTGAGATTTCTGCGGTGCGTGAGTATCCAGTACCTGGCACTCAGCCAATGAACGATGCCCAAGGCATTATGACTCCACCACCCATGATGTACGATGTGGAGATCAAGCGCAGAATCAAGTCAGGCAAGGTAAAGATTGAGGCTCTACCCCCAGAAGAGTTCCTGATTGACCGCAGAGCAAAGTCGGTTGAAGAGGCTACCTTTGTTGGCCACCGCACAATGAAGACTGTTTCCGATCTAGTCGCAATGGGTTATGACTATGATGAAATGGTTGAGGTTGCAGGTAATGGGAATGACTTTGACAACAACGAAGAGTACATAGCCCGTAACCCATTTGCTGTTATCAGTACTGCAAACAATGGTGATCCATCAAGCAAGAGTGTTCTCTACATTGAAGGCTACTTAAAGGTAGACTTTGATGGCGATGGCATTGCTGAGATGCGTAGAATTTGCACAGTAGGTACTGGCAATAAAGTTCTGCGAAACGAAATTGTTGATGACAGACAGTTTGCCGCCTTCTGCCCAGACCCAGAACCCCATACCTTTTTTGGTATGTGTCCTGCTGATGTGGTCATGGATATTCAGCGTATCAAGTCCAATGTCCAACGTGGCATCTTAGATTCTTTGGCTCAATCCATTCACCCTCGCACAGCCATCGTTGAGGGACAGGCCAACATGGAAGATGTGCTTAATACAGAAGTTGGTGCTGTTATTCGCATGAGAGCGCCAGGCATGGTGCAACCCTTTACAACTCCATTTGTTGGTCAGGCCGCATTCCCTATGCTTGACTACTTGGATGACATTAAACAGACCCGTACAGGCATTTCTAAGGCCGCAGCAGGGCTAGATGCAGATGCTTTACAAAGCACTACCAAAGCCGCAGTATCTGCAACTGTTAATGCCGCCCATCAGCACATTGAGATGATTGCCCGTATCTTTGCTGAAACTGGTTTGCGTAAACTATTTACTGGTATCTTGAAACTCGTTATTGAGAACCAAGATAAAGCCCGAATGATTCGTTTGCGTAATACATTTGTGCCTATTGACCCACGTTCTTGGGATGCCAATATGGATGTCATTGTTAATGTTGGCGTAGGTGATGGCACTCTTGAAGACCGAATCAATATCTTGAATCAAGTCGCACTGCGTCAAGAAATGCTGATTAAAGAAACTGGTGTTAATAACCCTGTTGTTTCTTTACCACAGTATACAAACACATTAACCAAGATGCTTCAGTTGGCGGGTATTAAGGATTCACAGAATTACTTTAACCAATTACCTGTTGACTTCCAGTTGCCACCACCTCCAGAGCCAAAGCTTACTCCAGAGGAGATGTTGGCTCAAGTACAGGCACAATCTATTCAAGCGGATATTCAAAAGAAAGCCGCAGAATTGCAATTAGATCGTGAAAAAATGATTATGTCTGATGATCGTGAGCGAGATCGTATTGAACAAGATGGTATTTTGCGTAGATATGAGCTAGAATTGAAATATGGTGTACAAATTCAAAGTGCGGAAATAGAAGCCGCAATGAATAAAGACCGAGAATTAATCCGTCAACAAGCTGCAATGAGCCAAGTACCTCAACAGCCCCAACCAATGATGTAAATGGACGATCTAGAAATTAACCTCGCAAGAGGAGACAGAGCAAAGTTACTTCTTGAGGATGAACTTCTCAATGAGATGCTTAAACGAATAGAAGATGATTGTTATCGTGAGATTCGTTCTTCCAAACTTATGGAAGGACCAGTTAGAGAGCAAGCTTACTTGCTTCTGACAACAGTTGATATTCTGAGAGCAAAACTACGCTCTGTTATGGATACAGGCAAGATGGCAGAAGTTGCCCTTGTTCGTAGACGGGGAAGACCCCCAAACAAATGATTGTTAAACTAAGAGGTAAATATGTCCGATAACGCAAACGCAGTCGGTTCGATTACAGTAAACCAAGCAGCGCAAAGCTTTGCTTCCATGCTAGACAGCCAAGAGGGTGTTGACACTGGTGCAGAGGCGCAACCAGAGGAGGAGCAATCCGAATCTGAGTCTGAGGAAGTGGAATCTGCGGAGACGCAAGATGAAACAGAGGAATCTTCCGAGGAAGTAGAAGGCGAAGAAGAGGAAGGCGAAGAAGAAGCTCCTAGGGATGAGAAGTTTGTTGTCAAAGTTGATGGCAAAGAAATCGAAGTCCCAAAGGATGAACTTATCCGAGGCTACCAACGTGAAGCTGACTACACACGGAAAACGCAGAAACTGGCAGAAGAGCGCAAATTAGTCGAGTCTGAGTTTCAGCAAGTACGTGGAGAGCGTGAACAATACTCTCAGATATTAGGACAATTACAGCAGAAATTGCAGGAGTTTGAGCCTCCAGAGCCTGATTGGAATCGTTTAGAAGTTGAAGATCCTACTGAATATGCCCGTCAATGGACATCTCATCAGAGGAGAAACCAACAGAAATATGCGGTTCAAGCAGAGCAAGAGAGACTTAAACAAGTGCAACAAGCTGAACTGCAAAAGTTTATGCAGCAAACTATGGTTGCCGAGGTTGCTCGGTTGAAAGAGAAAATTCCAGAGTGGAGTTCTCCCGAAAAAGCCAAAGCAGAAGGCAAAGCTTTGTTGGAGTATGGTCAGAATTTGGGCTTTTCAGAGCAGGAACTGAATACGATTACGGATTCACGGGCATTATTGGCGCTTCACAAAGCGTGGAAATATGACCAGATGATGAGTAAGCGTCCAGAATTCCAAGCGAAGATTAAAAAAGCCCCGAAGATGGTTACTCCTGGTTCAGCAGGTAGCGTGAGTTCTAAGTCTAGTGATTTAAATAACGCAAAAAAGCGTCTTGCACAAACTGGAAGCGTCAGAGATGCCGCATCCCTTTTCGAGAAATTTATTTAAGGAATTAACATGGCTGCTATTACAAACACCTACACCCGCTTTGACGCAAAGGGTGTACGGGAAGATCTTTCAAACGTCATTTATCAGATCTCACCAGAAGAGACTCCATTTATGAGCAATGTTGGCCGTGAGAACGTCACCAACACTTTCTTTGAGTGGCAGACTGATGATTTGGCCGCTGCAATCACAACTAATGCACAGATCGAGGGCGATGACATCACCTCTTTCACAGCAGTTACAGCTACAGTTCGTTTGGGCAACTACACCCAGATTAGCCGTAAGGATGTAATCATTGCTGGTACATTGGAAGCGGTTGACAAGGCAGGTCGTCGCTCAGAATTGAGCTATCAAATGGCCAAAAAATCTGCGGAAATTAAGCGTGACATGGAGGCCACAATGTTGGCTAACCAAGCCGCTGCCGCTGGTTCTACGTCATCTGCCCGTAAATCAGGCGCTTTGTTGGCCTTCTTGAAGACCAATACTAGCGAAGGTACTGGTGGTTCTGATCCTTCATACACCACTATCCCTGATGCAGCTCGTACTGATGCTACAACTACTAACTTGCGTTCATTCAGCGAAGCATTGCTGAAAGACGTAATTCAGAAGGTGTGGACAGAAGGTGGCAACCCATCTATCGTTATGGCTGGTCCTGTTAACAAGCAGAACTTGTCTAAGATGGCTGGTATTGCTGGTCAGCGTTTCAATGTTACAGGCGCAAAGCCTTCAACTATCATCGGGGCCGCAGATGTTTATGTCAGCGACTTCGGAAACGTGAGCATTGTTGCCAACAGGTTCCAACGTGAGCGTGATGTTTTTGTGCTTGATCCTGAGTACGCATCAGTTGCTTATCTGCGTCCCTTCCAGACAGTTGAACTGGCTAAGACAGGTGATGCCGAGAAGCGTATGCTCTTGTGTGAGTGGGGCTTGAAGATCAAGAATGAGAAAGCTCATGGCGCTGTCTATGACTTGAACTCAACAATTCAGACCTAATCTGAAGACAAAGGGGTGGGCTAATAACCCACCCTTTTTTTTATGACTACAAAAATCTTTGATACAAACCTAGAGATGGGGACTCAGAAAGTCTGGCATTACGATGCTGAGAAAGATGAGGCAACCATTCAGACAATTATTGATGCCACCGAGGTGGTAGATGCAAACAAAGAACGATTTAATTCGTTTGATGAGAAGGCCAATTGGAAGGGTGATATGCACCATGTTGCATCCATCCCAATGGCTTTGTATTATCAAATGAAGGCCGAAGGTAAGCTTGAAGATCAAGCCTACATGAAACGATGGCTCAATGACCCTGATAATCGTGCATTTCGCACAAGACCTGGAGAAGTTTAATGGATAGTAAGACCATTGGAATTTTGGTTCCAACACGGGATTTTGTTAACTCTGGATTTGCTTTTGATTTAGCGAGGCTAGTTGGGTTTACTGTAGGCACAACAAACCACAAGGTAGTGATCTACACTAGTTCTGGCACTTTGTTGTCAGCACAACGTCAGGATTTGGCTAGGGATGCTATTGAGGCTGAGTGCACCCATACCCTGTGGCTAGATAGCGATATGCGGTTTCCAAAAGATTCCATTATTCGCTTGTTAAAACATGATATTGGGATTGTCTGTGGAAACTATGCCAAACGTAGATTTCCTACAGAACCTATTGCGGTGAAAAAAAATACCCCAGATATGGATGCAACATTTATCAATCGGGTATATACTGAGGACGATTCAACAGGACTTGTTGAAGTAGACTACTGCGGAATGGGTGTAATGCTCGTTAAATCCGAAGTCTACAAATCTATGGAATATCCTTGGTTTGCTATCCCTTGGGTTCCTGCTGCGGAAGACTACATCGGTGAAGATGTATGGTTTTGCCGTAGAGCCGCACAGAACGGACACAAAACATTTGTTGACCAAGATCTCTCAAAACAGATCCATCATATTGGCACATTTGAATACAAACATGAACACACATTAATGTGTAGGGATGTAGAAAATGGCACTTGATACTTTTGCGGGGCTTAAAGCAACCATAGCGGATTATCTCAATCGGGATGATCTGACTTCTGTTATCCCAAGTTTTATTACTGTTGCAGAGGCTAAATTTAATCGTAAGTTGCGTGTTCGCCAGATGATTAAACGTGCTACTGCCACCATTGATACACAGTATTTTGCTTTCCCAACTGATTGGCTACAGGCCAAAGAGTTTATCTTGAACACAAATCCCATTACTTACATGGAGTTTGTAACTGATAAACAAGCAAATGAATTGCGTCAGAATCAAATTATTGCTGTTGGCAAGCCTTCTTATTACACTATTGTTGGTACGCAAATAGAAGTAATTGCTACTCCTGATAGTAGTTATACAGGTGAATTAACCTATTATGGTAAAATTCCTGCGTTGAGTGATTCAAACACAAGCAACTGGCTTCTAGCTTATGCCCCAGACTTGTACTTATATGGTGCATTGCTTGAGGCATCTCCATATTTGAAAGATGATGAGCGTCTTGCCGTATGGGGTAACTTATATATTTCCTCCATTGGCGACATAGAAATAGCAGATCAAAGGGCATCTGTTGCTTCTACTCCTATTGTTCGTGCCCGATCTTTGGGGTAAAAAATGGCTGGATCATTCTCTGATTATTTAGAAGACAAAGTTTTAAAGCACGTTTTCACAAACACTGCTTATACATCCCCAACTACTCTTTATGTAGCTTTGTATACCACCGCACCAACTGATACTGGTGGCGGTACAGAGTTGTCTGGTAGCGGATACGTACGCAAATCCGTCGCTTTTACAGTAAGTGGGACTACCACTTTGGCGACAAACTCTGCTGCGGTTGAATTTGATGCCGCCACTTCTTCTTGGGGAACTATTGTGGCCATCGGTATTTTCGATGCTTCAACCTCTGGTAATTTCTTAGCCTTCTCTGACCTAACAACAAGCAAGACAATCGGTACTGGCGATATTTTGCGTATTCCTGCTGGTGATCTTGACATTACATTGAGTTAATCATGCCATTAGTACTTGCTGATCGTGTTAAGGAAACTACAACCACTACTGGTACTGCTGACTTTGTTCTAAGTGGTGCTGATACTGGTTTTCAGACATTTGCCGCAGGTGTAGGTGCAAACAACACAACCTACTATGCTGTTGCATTGGGTAGTGATTTTGAAATTGGTCTGGGAACTCTGTCTGCTAATGGTTTGACATTAGCTAGAACTACTGTTTTGCAGTCTAGCAATTCAGATACAAAGGTATCCTTTGCCGCAGGTTCTAAGTTTGTCTTTGTTACATACCCTGCTGACAAAGCAGTACTTAGCGACTCAACCCAAACCCTGACAAACAAGACTTTAAACAGTCCTACTTTTGTCACGCCAGTTTTAGGCACTCCTTCTAGTGGAACTTTGACTAATGCTACTGGCTTGCCTCTTTCAACAGGTGTAACTGGTACTTTGCCAGTAGGTAATGGTGGCACTGGTGCTACTACTTTGACGCTAAACAATGTTATTTTAGGAAATGGAACTTCTGCGGTTCAATTAGTTGCTCCTAGCACTGCTGGCAATGTGCTAACTTCTAATGGCACAACTTGGTCATCTACTGCACCCGCAGCTAGTGGTTTGACAAGAGCGCAAGTTACTGCAATTTCTCTTGTTTTTGGATATTAAGGATTAATCATGGCTGCACCAAATATTCTTGCCGCAACAACAGCAACTCCACATACTGTTTCTATTACCCCTGCGGATACTTCTCGTAACGCATTGGTTGCCGCACCTTCTACTGGAGCAGTACAAAAGATTAACCAAATTATTGTTACTAATATTGATGGTACAAATGCTTATGACGCTACAGTTGAGTTGCGTTTAGCTGATGGCACAACTCATCGTGCTATTGCTTCTACTATCTCTGTACCAGCAGATGCTTCATTGATCGTATCTGATAAAACTACTATGTTTTATTTGATGGATACTTCTGTTACTGGTGAGGCTTGCACATTGTGGGCTACTAGTAGTACAGCAAGTAAGTTGACTTACACAGTAAGCTACGAAACTATTTCTTAAAGGTCTACCATGTCACAAAGATATGCGGGTGGAATATTAAGCGCATCATTTAATCCTTTAACAACTCCAACGACTGTTGAATACCTTGTGATTGCTGGCGGGGGTTCTGGTGGTGTAGAAACTTATTCTTCTGGTTTGGGTGGTGGTGGTGGCGCAGGTGGCTTATTAACTGCGACTGGATTTGCTGTTGCTACTGGTACTGCTTTAACTATTACGATTGGCGCTGGAGGTGCTGGCCCATCAACTGGTTCAGTAGGTGCAAATGGTGTTGCTTCAGTATTTTCTACAATTACAGCTACTGGTGGCGGTGGTGGTGGTGGTGGTTCTTCGTCAGGAAACGTAGCTGTAAATAGCGGTGGTTCTGGTGGTGGAGCTACTAGTACAGCAGTACCATCTGGTGGCGCAGGAACTTCTGGACAAGGTTTTGCTGGTGGTAATCAAGCAACCAATAATAGCGCTGGTGGAGGTGGAGGCGCTGGTTCAGTAGGTGGTAATGGAATTGCGGGTGCTACGGCTGGTAGTGGTGGTGCTGGACTTTGCTCAACAATTACAGGTTCAAGAGTTTTTTACGCTGGCGGTGGTGGTGGTGCTGGGGGAACAAGTGCTGGAACAGGCGGTCTTGGCGTTGCTGGCGGTGGCAATGGTGCTACATATGATTCTGTTAATGCTACATCTGCTAGTGCAAATACTGGTAGCGGTGGCGGTGGCGGTCAAAATGGCACTCCAAACAAAACTGCTGGCTCTGGCGGCTCTGGAATCGTCATCATCAGATATAACGCATTACTGTCCGCAGCAGTAGCAACAACTGGTTCACCACAAATATCAATCGTAAATGGCTATCGAATTTACACATTTACAGCTAACGGCACAATCACTTTCTAAGGAAATAGACATGGCACATTTTGCAAAAGTCATCAACGGCATCGTTACAGAAGTGAATGTAGTTGAGTGGGAAACATTGAACATTGAGGGGCATCCTTGGGGTGACCCATCATTGTGGATTCAGACCAGTTACAACACACATGGCGGTGTTCATGCTAATGGTGGAACTCCATTGCATAAGAACTACGCTGGCATTGGTTACACATGGGATGGAACAGGCTTTGCCCCTCCACAGCCATTTGCGTCTTGGACTAAGAACTCTACGACATATTTGTGGGATGCCCCAACACCTATGCCGACAGACGACAAGATGTACAAATGGGATGAGCCAACATTGTCATGGGTTGAAGTAACTCAAGGGGCTTAATCATGGGACAGTTTTCTGGTATTTGGACTCAATCTCAAGTAAGCCAAGGCATTAAAGCTGGCACATGGACAGGACTGCCTCCACAGAATGTAGAGTATTTGGTTGTTGCTGGCGGTGGTGGTGGCTCATGCGCTGGTGGTGGTGCTGGTGGACTTCTCGCAGGATTTTCTAGCGTAATTTCTGCCACTCAATTATTTGTAACTGTTGGCGGTGGCGGTGCGGGTGCTAGTGGTGGTACTGGAAATGGAACAACTGGCACAAACTCAGTTTTAATTGCAACGTCATCTGGCGCAACTACAGGAACTTATGTTGCCAATGGTGGTGGAGGTGCTGGTGATGCCACCTCTAACACTAATGGTTTATCTGGTGGTTCTGGTGGTGGCGGTGGTGCTGGCGGCACAAATGCTGGAGGTGCTGGTACGGCAGGACAAGGCAATACTGGCGGCACATCATCT